AGAGTTCAAGCAAGACATCTTCCCGGACGACTTCGTTATCGTCGCGGGAAAAAAACGCAAAACGCCGAAGTACTACAGCCGCATTCTGGAAAAAACAAATCCCGTTGAATTTGGACTCACCCAAATTTCACGCATCGCAAAAGCACGCGATAGAGCGGCTGACAACACCCCCACACGGCTGGCAACACGAGAAATAGTTCTCGCTGACAAACTCAAAAATCTTACAAGGACATAAATGAAAAACGTACGCGTACCATCTTCCCACCGCGCTAATCACAATTTCAGCATGGTTCCCTCTGCTGACATTCCACGCTCAACCTTCGACCGTTCCCACGGTCATAAAACTACCTTCGACGCTGGCTATCTCGTCCCGATATTCGTGGACGAGGCCCTGCCCGGCGATACCTTCAACCTCAACATGACGGGCTTTGCCCGGCTCGCTACTCCCATCTTCCCCATCATGGACAACATGACGATGGACACGCAATTCTTTGCGGTCCCGGTCCGTCTCCTGTGGGACAACTGGGAAAAATTCAACGGAGCTCAGGACAATCCCGGCGACTCTACCGACTTCCTTGTTCCACAAATTGTCGCGCCTGCTGGCGGCTACCAGGCCAATTCCCTCGAGGACTACATGGGCCTCCCTGTCGGTGTCGCGGGTCTCTCGCACTCGGCCCTCTGGCACCGCGCACTGAATCAAATCTGGAATCAATGGTACAGGGACGAAAACCTCCAAGACTCTCTCCCGGTCCATAAAGGCGATGGCCCTGACCCATCGACCGACTACAGCCTCCTCAAAAGAGGAAAACGCCCGGACTACTTCACCTCCTGCCTTCCGTGGCCTCAAAAGGGACCCGGCGTACAAATTCCGCTCGGCGGTTCAGCCCCCGTTGTCGCCAACGGTACGCCAACCTTCCAAACTCCCGGTTCTGCGGGTACGCAGCTTGTCAGCAATACCGGGTCCACCAACGTACTCTGGGGTACGGGTTCCGAACCAACGGGCCTTCTCTCTTGGGTCAATCCTGCGCTTATCGCTGACCTCACCGCGGCAACCGCGGCGACAATCAACTCCCTGCGGCAAGCATTCCAAATTCAAAAAATGTATGAAAGGGACGCTCGTGGCGGCACTCGCTATACGGAAATCCTCCGTTCACATTTCAAAGTCGAAAGTCCGGACTACCGCCTTCAACGCCCGGAGTATCTCGGGGGCGGTTCTTCTCCTATCAATATCTCGCCTATTCCACAAACATCGGCCTCAGGCACTTACGCCGCATCACCTCAGGGCAATCTGGCGGCAATGGGAACCGCTTTGGCTAAAGGCCACGGTTTCACGCAATCCTTTACGGAACATTGCGTCATTATCGGGCTTATGTCCGTTCGTGCCGACCTCACTTATCAGCAAGGTCTTAATCGGATGTGGTCCCGGCGTACACGTCCTGATTTCTACCTCCCCGTCCTCCACGCTATCGGGGAACAAGCGGTTCTCCAAAAGGAAATATTCGCCGACGGCAACCCTGCAAACGATGATAAGGTTTTCGGCTACGCCGAACGGTACGCAGAGTACCGTTATAAACCCTCTATCATTACGGGTGAATTCCGCTCTTCGTTCCCTCAATCCCTCGACTCGTGGCACTTGGCCCAAGACTTCGCCACAGCCCCTGTCCTTGACGCGGCCTTCATCGAGGAAAACCCGCCCGTGGACCGTGTAATCGCGGTCCCGGCCGAGCCGCACTTCCTCCTTGACTGTCACTTTGACCTTAAATGCTCCCGGCCCATGCCTGTGTATGGGGTACCTGGTTACATCGACCACTTCTAACCATGAACCTCTTCGGTGATGGTAGCTTCCTCGGAGGCTTTGACGACCTGGCCCCAATCGCTGACGCGGTTGGGGTATCCACCACGGGTGTACCGTGGGGCAGCATCGCCAGTGCTGCCGGCTCAATCATCAACTCCCCGGCGGCCGGCTCGATCGCTGGCTACTACGGGGCCCAACAACAAAATAAGGCGAATGCCGAATACGCAGCGAGGCAAAATGAATTCAACTCTGCTCAGGCAAGTATTAATCGCGACTTCCAAGAGCGAATGTCGAGCACTGCACATCAGCGGGAAGTCGCTGATTTACGGGCCGCTGGTCTTAACCCTATACTCTCTGCTAGTCGCGGGGGCAGTAGCACTCCTTCTGGTGCTAGTGCCATAGGCGTATCGCCCCAAGTCTCCAACGCGGTATCAAGCGCCTTCGAGGGCGCACGTACCTTCTCGGAAAACAACAAGAGAGACGCAGAGCGCAGAAACATCGAGCAAAACATAAAAATCGCCGACCCGCTGTCCCAATTCGCTGGCATGGCAAGCCAGCTCATAAGCGGTATCTCGGCCCCGCTCATGGAAACAACCAGGCTACTTGCTGGTGCTCTAACAAAAGTCGTCGGTGCTGCTGGCACCAAAATAAACGACATCGCCGATGACCCTATCGGCACACTCCTTCCCAAAAACCCACTGTCACCGGGCGCAATGGACATCATTGACAACGTGGCAAACCCAAAAAAGGCGATTGAAAAAATCGTCGCATCTGCAAAAGAGGCAAATCAACTCGATTCCAATCTCATCGATTCCAACATGGGAGAAAAATTCACCATCGATATGACAAACCCTAAAGAGGCTCTCGCGGCTATCCGCGCACTTAAAAACCCTCAATACCAACAAGACGGTTTCACACTCTTTCGCCGCCTCTTCCCCAACTACCGTAACTCCTACTCGCGCCGTTAAAAAAAAACTCCACACATACCTCACAAACTGAAAGGACCGTATGAAAACCACTCAACACATCAAAACACAAGATGTTCCAAATCATCACAACCAACCTCCACAAATCACAAACATGGAACAACCCTCCTACTCAACCCAATTCGTTTTCCCCTACGGTCCAAAAATGCGCGTCCGTATCGGCTTCGCCGCTGAAGGACGCACAAAGCAATCGTTCAAGGACGAGTGCGACATAAACGTCATCCTCAAACAATACGAAAAAACCGGGCAACTCCCGGCCTCGTATAACCCAACGGCGCCGCAATATGCGGACGTTACTGGCGTCGATTTCCAAGCGGCGCAAAACCTCATTGCCGAGGCTTCAACCATGTTCCAACGACTCCCGGCAAAAGTCCGGGACCGTTTCGAAAACAGCCCGGCAAAATTCTTGCAATTCACAAGCAACGAAAAAAACCTTCCAGAAATGGAAGAAATGGGCCTTCTAAGGCCAATCAACGAGCGGGTGATACCTACCCCTCAACCCGCCGCGAACGCGGCTCCTAGCGCGCCCCCGGCCCCTTCAACCCCGGCGAGCTAAAAAAGAGGCGAAATCGCCTGTACTATATAACCCTTGTTGTATATAGTACAGGTGGTCCCAAAATGACCACCATCCAAATAATTCTCTTAATTATCAACCTCCTAACCCTCGGAGAAAACTATGAAACGCTGGAAAACACCAAACTCGAAAAGCAACTTCTCGAAAAACAGTGCACACCACCGGAAGAATCATGCACCGCCTCCCATGCGCGGCGGCTATCGCCTGTAGGCGATGCCCTGCTTCCACCCCCTTGACATTCCCCGCAAGGGCTTCCAAGATTTAATCCAGACAGTCCCATGCGGTCAGTGCATGGGCTGTCGTATCGAGCGGAGTTGCGAATGGGCTACACGTTGCTACCATGAGGCACAATCTCACGAGGAAAAATGCTTCCTGACTCTCACATATTCGGACGAACATCTCCCGCCGAATCGCTCACTCGTAAAAGCCGACTGGCAAAGCTTCATGCGGCGATTACGCAAACGCTGTCGTTCAAACATCCCACGGTACGACACACACCTCCGATTCTTTCACTGCGGGGAATACGGTGAAGACGAAGGCCAACGGCCCCACTACCACGCCCTTATTTACGGAATGGAATTCCACGATAAAAAGGCGCATAAAACAAACAAGCACGGGGACCCTATCTGGATTTCAGATACCCTCGATGCCCTGTGGGGCATGGGCAACTGCTATATTGGAAAACTCACGTTACAGAGCGCAGCTTATTGCGCTCGCTACATCCTTAAAAAAGTCACAGGTAAACGGGGAAAAGAGCACTACGGTGCGCGGCTTCCCGAATACGTCACCATGTCCCTCAAACCCGGAATAGGAAAAAATTTCTATGAAGAGTTCAAGCAAGACATCTTCCCGGACGACTTCGTTATCGTCGCGGGAAAAAAA